GGGGATATCGCAATGGTGAAACTAAAGATAACAGCAGGAACATTAGTCCTTGGGGCATTATTATTGGTGGCGAATGCTTGCATAATAACCATCATTTGGATCCTGCTAACCCTAAACTGAGTCGACGATGGTTCGAATTTGACATAGGGTGGATGTATATAAAAATTTTCAGTTGGATGGGCCTACTGAAATTAAGAAACTCGCCTTAGGACCGAGTGGGCGGCTTCTGCCCGGGCCAAGGATTCGCTACCCAGACGCCCAAAACGAGCACCATTTCAGTAAATTAAACTAACTCAGACTAAATAAACACCTTAGGAGATGTGTTTATGTATTATGTCTACGCCCATTACAAAGCAGACGACCCCGACGGATTACCTTTCTATGTCGGCAAAGGTAAAAATCAAAGAGATCTGTCTCGGACTAGAAATCAGTTTTGGAAAAATATTGTTAACAAACATGGTTTTGTGTCAAAGCGTCTACACGAAAATTTAACAGAACAAGAAGCATGGAATATCGAAACCGCGTTAATTGAAGAATACGGAAAATTATCAGACGGCACTGGATGTCTATGTAATCTTTCCGATGGCGGGGAGGAGGCATCCGGAGTTATTCATAGTAAAGAAACAAAACAAAAATGGTCTAACGCAAAAAAAGGAAAAACCTGGGAAGAAATCTATGGTGTTGAACAAGCAAATAAAATGCGAGAACAACGGAAAAAAGTCAAACGTGCTCATTCAGATGAAACACGGCAAAAAATATCGGCTTCAAAAAAAGGCGAAAATAATCCTATGTTTGCAAAAACTTTTTCAAAAGAACATAGAGAAAAACTTTCTGAGTCCCGAACTGGTAAACCTAGTCCTACTAGAGGCATAAAACACAGCGAAGAAGCTAGACAAAACTATGCAAAAGCTGCTAAACTACGTGCTTCAAGAACAGACATTTACGAAAAAGTTTCTTCGAAGTTAACTGGTATTAAACGATCCGAAGAAACTAAAAAGAAAATGTCCGAAGCTGCAAAGGCTAGAGAAGCACTCAAAAAACTTAACAAAGGAAATATATGACTAAAACATTTAACGGCGATCAAAAAATTAAGTTGACGGCGATTGTCAATGAAGGTTGTCAAGTAATGCACGAAATTGATACCCTGCAAGGTGGGTTAAACGATACCATCAAGGCCGTAGCCGAAGAGCTGGAAGTCAAGCCGGCTATTCTCAAGAAAGCCATCAAGCTGGCACACAAGGCCGAATTTGGCAAAGAAAAGCAAGATCACGAAACCCTGGAAACCATTCTGGAAACTGTGGGCAAAACCCTGTAATTAGGACAATCCCAAGTAATTCATCACAAACTGTTGATCCTGAACTAAAATTTCTGTCGCATCAATTTGCAAAATTGTTTGTATCAGATACCCAATTGCTACGTAGTTATTTCGCAAGGATGATGCAGATACTGTTTTATCATTGATAATCACAGTGTCTGTTTTCTCTTTATTGTATTTTGCAGTTACTGGTTTAAGATTGATTTCGCTGTTTAAAAATTTATACAGTGGACGATCTTTGTTCCATTCGTTGTTTTTTCGTTTAGAAGAATGAACAATTGATAGCGGAATAATATGATCATAGTTTATAATCCATTCCTTGTTAGCCGTTCTTGCTGGACAACCATGCGAATTTAGATGTTGATATGGCGTCTGCCAAAACTCCCCATACTCGGGATCAATTATGCATACTTTGTGATCAATGTGCTTATATTCTACTTTTGAATAGTCATATAAATTTCCATGTTTTTCTTGTGAACGGGTAATGAATTCTTCTAGCGATAAACGTCGAGATTTGCCAGCCTTTAGCCTGCCACGTAATGGGTGTCCTTGCCCTTGCACATGTCCCATTGGGGTTTGCCAAAATTCTCCATATTCGGGATCAACAATGTTGACTTTTGTGTGCATATTAGTATAAACTACATTTGAGTAGTTGTAAAATTTACCGTGTATAGATTCCGATCGTTTAACAAAATCTTCAGTAGTGAAATTTTTAGGCATAAGGTATTTCCATGTATAACAGGTTTATTTATATAGAAAGGCAAAAATGAACTTAATTCCAATGGTCATTGAACAAACATCAAAGGGAGAGCGTTCGTTTGATATTTTTTCAAGGCTTCTTAAAGACAGGACAATTTTTATCAATGGGCCAATTGAAACAGCAATGTCCCATGTTGTTATTGCTCAAATGTTATTCTTAGAAGCTGAAAATCCCGAGCAAGACATATTTCTTTACGTAAACTCGCCAGGTGGAGAAGTCACAGCAGGCATGGCCATTTACGACACCATGCAGTTTATCCGCCCCGATGTGCAGACCATTGTGATGGGTCAAGCTTGCTCCATGGGATCGCTGTTGGCGCAGGCAGGTGCTGCGGGCAAACGCAAAATGCTGCCCAATGCACGCCACATGATTCACCAGCCCAGTGGTGGTGCTCGTGGCATGCAAAGTGACATTGAGATCAGCTACAAAGAAATCACTTACTTGAAAAAGCGACTAACTGAAATCTATGTCCAACACAACTCCAAAGGCAAAACCTATGAAGAGTTTGAAAAGGACATGGATCGCGATACTTTTATGTCAGCAGAGCAGGCATTAAATTACGGGCTGATTGATCAAGTGATAACCAAACGTGATCAATAATTGAGATACCAGCATGCTTTTAAATTATGATTCTGCGGTAATTATTACTCCCGGTAGAACTGGATCTCAGTTAATAAGAAAAAATTTCCAAGATTTTTTCAATATACGTATCACTCACACTCATAATCCCTTGTGGAGTCCCCCGGCTAATTGTATTGCATTTATAAGCAAACGTCGTAATATGCTAGAGTCTATTGCCAGCACATTAGTCGGAAAGCGATCGAATGAATTTACAAGTTATACATATAAAATACTAGAGTCATTTACAGTTGATCGAACAGAGTTTGAATCTTGCTTTTGGTTTTATCGTTGTTATTATTATATCATCGACACAACAAAATTTTCAAAAATTATCGAAGTTTGGCACGAAGATATGTTAGAGGATCCAAAATACCTATATGGTCTTCTTGGGATAGATAAGCTAACAGATTATACATTCCCAAAATCGCCATATGATTATTATCAGTTGATATCAAATATAGATCAGTGTCGGGGTTGGTTTGATTGTCTTGTCAAGCAACCAATAACTCAGGATCTAATAGACTCATTTAAATCTTCGATAACAGCAGACCTCGAAGAAAAATGATAAGTATAGTTGTCTCGCCCACATTACGGGCATGTATCACGGCCTTCCGGCCACAAACGGAGTTAAATGAGTTACGTAGACGCATTATTTGATCGCGAGCACGATCGCATTCATGTTGTAGAACGCAAGAACGGCGTTCGCATATACCAAGAGTTCCCGGCGAACTATGTTTTTTACTACGACGATGCTCGTGGTAAATTTCAAAGCATCTATGGCACGCCCGTTTCAAGGTTTTCTACGCGGAATAACAAAGAGTTCCGCAAGGAAATCCGTATTCAAAGCGGCAAACAACTCTATGAATCAGACATCAACCCTATTTTCAGATGTCTGGAAGAAAACTTCAAAGGTGCTGATGCACCCCGGCTACACACAGCATTTTTCGACATTGAGGTCGACTTTGATCCGGAAAAGGGTTACAGTCGACCTGAAGATCCGTTTAACAAGATTACTGCAATCTCTGTTTACTTAGACTGGTTAGGACAATTAGTTACACTGGCAATTCCACCTCGTCACATGAGCATGGAAACTGCACAAGAGATTGCGTCAGAGTTCGAAAACTGTTTGCTGTTCGAACACGAAGAAGACATGCTGAAAATGTTCTTGGATCTAATCGAAGATGCTGACGCACTATCCGGTTGGAACTCAGAAGGTTTCGATATTCCATACACTGTTATGCGTATCACTCGTGTGTTGAGCAAGGACGACACACGCAGATTCTGCTTGTGGGGACAACTGCCCAAGCAACGCATGTTTGAACGTTTTGGTGCAGAGAACCTAACATTTGACCTTGTGGGTCGTGTGCACATGGACTATATGCAACTGTATCGCAAATACACATACGAAGAACGTCACAGTTACTCATTGGATGCCATTGGCGAATATGAACTAGACGAACGCAAGACTCAGTTTGAAGGCACGCTGGATCAACTTTACAATCAGAACTTCAAGACATTCCTTG